AGTAGAATCAGTAGAATTTATTGTCGAATCTAAGAACGGCAAAAAGTCTATGTATATTGAGGGAGTATTCCTTCAAGGAAACATCAAGAACCGTAATGGTCGTATGTATCCTATGGATACTCTTCGTAAAGAAGTTTCGCGCTATAACGAAAATCATGTTCAATCAGGTAGAGCACTTGGAGAACTTGGTCATCCTGATGGACCAACAGTAAATTTAGATCGTGTATCTCATAAGATTATTTCTTTAAGAGAGAGTGGATCTAACTTTATTGGTAAAGCAAAAATTTTAAGTACCCCTATGGGTAAAATTGCATCTTCACTTATCGATGAAGGCGTAAAACTTGGAGTTTCATCTCGTGGTATTGGTTCATTAAAGCAGACTCGTGAAGGTGTTAATATTGTAAGTGATGATTTTATGCTTGCAACTGCTGCTGATATTGTAGCAGATCCTTCTGCACCCGATGCTTTTGTTGAGGGTATTATGGAAGGTAAAGACTGGGTGTGGGATGGCGGCATTCTTCGTGAGAAGTATGCTGAGAAAACATACCAACATATTAATACGTTAGTAGATCAAAAGCAACTTGATGAACAAAAGTTAAATTTGTTTAATCAGTTTCTTTCAAATTTATAATTCTATAAATAAATATAGATTAATTCAGAGGTTAGACGGAGAGTCAAAATGTCGCGTGATAAAAATTTACAAGAAATGGAAGCAGGCACAAAGCAATCCAAAACTGCTGTTAATGCAGGTGCTAAGCCCGCAGACGCAATGGATACTTCAGTAGCAGGTTCCTACGAAGATCTCGGTGGTCCCACCCCCGAGAACTACAAACCCGATGACGATTCAGCAAAACTGAAAACGCCCGGTGCTACCCTTAAGCAAGTTAAGGACGTAGTAAACAAAGGTTCCAAAGCAGCAGAACCAATGAAGGGTATGAAAGAAGAGGAGCAACTCGATACTGAAGAAGTACTCGAGGAAGAAGAAGTTGCTACTGAAGAAGTTGCTACTGAAGAAGTAGTTGCTGAAGCAACTCCCGAATATGACATCGAAGAAGATGTCAATGCTCTGCTTGGCGGTGAAGATCTTTCCGAAGACTTCAAAGCAAAAGCAAAAACCATTTTTGAAGCAGCAATCAATACTAAGGTCGCTGAAGTCAAAGAAGCATTAGAAGCACAGTACGAAGAAAGACTGACAGAACGTTTAGTCGAAGAAACCGTAGAACTCAAGGAAAGAGTTGATTCTTACCTTGAGTATGTTGCTGATGAGTGGGTTAACGAAAACGAGCTCGCCATCGAACAAGGTCTTAAGACCGAAATGACCGAATCCTTCCTTGAAGGAATGAAGGGTCTTTTTGAAGAACATTATGTAACAATCCCTGAAGATAAGTATGATGTACTTGAGAGCATGGTAGAAAAACTTGATGATATGGAGACAAAACTCAATGAGCAGATTGAGAAGAATATCGGATTAAACAAGAGACTCGCTGAGTCTGTTGCCGATAGTATTCTTGATCACGTATCCGAAGGTCTCGCTCAGACCCAGAAGGAGAAACTCGCCTCACTTTCTGAAAGTGTTGAGTTTGAAAGTGAAGAAGAATATCGTGAAAAGCTGGAGACACTTAAGGAGTCATATTTCTCCTCTAAGCCACAGTCTTCTTCTGCTAAAACTGAAACCCTTTCTGAAGGTGTAGATGTTTCTGCAGAATCATATACTGGTTCTATGGATTCATACCTCAGAACCCTAGGTTCCTTTAGCAAATAATTGAATTTAATATAATTCAAACGTAAACAAACACTTATTAAGGTAATAGCAAATGTTCCAATCCGAGCATCTGCAGGAAAAGTGGGCACCTCTTCTCAACCACGAAGGTTGTGACAAGATCTCTGATCCTCATAGAAGAGCCGTCACCGCTGTCCTGTTAGAAAACCAAGAAAAATTTATGCGTGAGCAGTCTGCTTTCTCTGAAAGTGGAATGCTTAACGAAGCACCTACTAACTCTGCCGGTAATGGTGGATTCACTGGATCTGCAGCAGCTGCAGGACCTACCGCAGGTTTCGACCCCGTTCTGATCTCCTTGATCAGACGTTCAATGCCTAACCTGGTCGCATATGACCTGGCTGGTGTTCAACCAATGAGTGGTCCTACTGGACTTATCTTCGCGATGCGTTCGCGTTATACCAACCAGTCAGGTAACGAATCATTCTTCAACGAGCCTGATTCCGCATTCTCTGGTCAGGATGCAGGCAACGACCTCACTAACGGGTTCTCAGACGTTGCTGCTGGTATGGGTACTACCAGTCAGTCTGGTTCTAACCCCTCAATCCTGAACCCTGTTGGTTCTGCAACCTCCACCGCATATGATGTCGGTCAGGGTATGCGTACCGATGACGCAGAAGGTCTGGATGGTAGCGCAGGTAATGCGTTCAACCAGATGGCATTCTCTATCGAGAAAGTCACCGTAACCGCTAAGTCCAGAGCTCTGAAGGCAGAGTACTCTTTGGAACTCGCACAAGACCTTAAGGCAATCCACGGTCTGAACGCTGAAGCGGAACTCGCTAACATTCTCTCTACTGAGATTCTGGCTGAGATCAACCGCGAAGTTATCAGAACCATCTATAAGGTTGCTGAACAAGGCGCTGTTGAGAACACCGCTACTGCTGGTGTATTCGACCTCGACGTTGACTCCAACGGTCGCTGGAGTGTTGAGAAGTTCAAGGGTCTCCTGTTCCAAATCGAGCGTGATGCAAACCGCATTGCACAAAGAACTCGTCGCGGAAAGGGTAACATCATCCTGTGTTCTGCAGACGTTGCTTCTGCATTGACCATGGCTGGTGTACTCGACTACACCCCCGCACTCAACGCTAACCTGAACGTTGATGATTCTGGTAACACCTTTGCTGGTATTCTGCAAGGTAAGTATCGTGTTTATATCGATCCTTATGCTTCCAACCTGGCTGCTAACAACGGTGGTCTGGCACAAGGTTCTAACCAGTACTACGTCGTCGGTTATAAGGGTTCTTCGCCTTATGACGCAGGTGTATTCTACTGCCCATACGTTCCTCTTCAGATGGTTCGTGCAGTTGGAGAGAACTCCTTCCAACCTAAGATCGGCTTCAAGACCCGCTACGGTCTTGTCGCGAACCCCTTCGCAGAAGGAACCGAGCAGGGTCTGGGACGCCTCCAGGTCAATAAGAACCGCTACTATCGTCGCGTTGCTGTCAAGAACATCATGTGATCCATTCGGTTCACATCGTTCTTCAGAGGGTGGTCTTCGGACCCCCTCTTTTTTTATCTAAATAAATATAAAACTGAGATAATGGCAGTATCAAACGCATTTGCCAACCAGATACAAAATAGAAATTTTCTATCTCCAGTTGGATTTAAATTTATTTTGAATCGAACTCCTAAAGTATCATTTTTTGGTAATTCTGCAAACGTACCAGGCATAACTCTTGGTATAGCAGAACAACCAACTTACCTTAAAAATATTCCAGTTCCTGGAGATAAGATAGATTTTCAGGACTTTACGTTAAGGTTTATTGTCGATGAGAATCTTGAAAACTATATGGAGATGCAAAAGTGGATTCGTGGATTAGGATTCCCAGAATCTCTTGAAGAAATATATGACCTTCAGAATAGTAAAAGATATACTGAAGCAAATAGAGAAAAGATTATGGACATCTATTCAGATGGCACTCTTTTCATTCTAAACAGTAGTAATAATATCAACTTCCAAGTTAAGTTTAAAGATATGTTTCCATATCAATTAACAGATTTATCTTTTGATGCCACAGATGTTGACATTGAATACTTTACATCAGAGGTCACTTTCAAGTATACTATCTATGATATACTAGATAAAAACGGCAATCCCTTATGAGTTTTGATTTGGATACCATCCAAAAGATGTGGGTGGAAGATTCAAAAATTGATATTGATAACCTTCATACCGAATCTTTGAATATTCCAACACTTCATGCGAAGTACTTTGATATATACAATAACATAGTTCTACTTAAAAAGAAAGCGGAACAACAGAAGAAAAATATTCGCCATGAAAGGTATGAATACTTTTCAGGTAAAGCAGATCCAGAAGTTTATATTGATAACCCATTTCCAAAGAAAATTAGAGATAAAGAAACAATGCAAAAATATCTCGACGCAGATAATAAGTTATCTTCTGTATCTTTGAAAGTTGAATACTACGATACGATGCTTAACTATTTGGAAAGTATTCTGAAGGTAATTCAAAATCGCACATATCAGATTAAAAACGCTATAGAGTTCATTCGTTTTCAGTCAGGATTGGGTTAATGAGCGAAGAATGGGTTTATGAAAATGAAGATTTTGATCCAGAAGGAACTTATATAGAACTACAATTTGGTCCCGAAGACGCATATCTTCTTTATAAATCTGTCTCAGTTCATCTTGACAAATGGTCTGGTGGAGATCCAAGTGAACAGGAAAGACTTTATTATCTTAAAAATTTTCTGTATAGAGTTGTGCTTGAATATAAATTCAATATAGACTAATTGTACAAGGCAATTATTGATTATAAGTTTTATAAAATACAATAAATATTTTTAGATGAATGGACCTATGTGACTGACACGACAGTAAATCTTGTTATTTCTAAGTCTAACGAAGTATTTTTAAAAATTCATACAGAACCTCATATTGAATATGAGTTGCGGGATCACTTCAAGTTTGAAGTTCCCAATATGAAATTTATGCCTCAATATCGCAATAGGCAATGGAACGGAGAGATTCACCTATACGATATGAGATCAAAGCAGATCTATGTCGGTCTGTTAGATAAGATTATATCTTTCTGTAACAACTACGGATACACTTATAAATTTGAAAGTAATAAGTTCTACGGACTTCCTTTTGAGATCAATGAACAAATTTCATTTGAAGGAGTCAAGGACTACATGAACTCTATTTGTGCTCATACTCCCAGAAAGTATCAGGTTGAGGGAGTATATGATGCTTTACGACATAATCGAAAGCTATTGATAAGCCCCACAGCGAGTGGCAAATCCTTAATGATTTATTCCCTCGTAAGATATTATGTGGATAAAGGACAAAAAATTCTTTTAGTTGTTCCAACGACATCTCTTGTAGAACAGATGTACAAGGACTTTTTGGATTATGGTTGGAATGCTGACTCATATTGCCACCGTATCTATTCTGGTCGTGAAAAAAGTAATGATGCACCAGTAACCATCACAACTTGGCAGTCTGTCTATAAGTTAGATAGAACTTTCTTTGAAGACTACAATGTAGTTATAGGAGATGAAGCACACCTATTTAAGAGCAAGTCTCTTATTTCAATTATGACCAAACTTCATCATGCCAAGTATAGATTTGGTTTCACAGGAACTTTAGACGGCACACAGACGCATAAATGGGTCTTAGAGGGAGTCTTTGGACCATCATATAAAGTTACACGAACAGACGAGTTGATGAAACAGGGACACCTTTCTCAACTTGATATTCAATGTATTGTGCTAAAACATCCTCCTCACAAGTTTGAAGTATATGAAGATGAGATTCAATATCTTATTTCACATGAACAACGAAATAAATTTATTACTAACTTAGCATTAGATTTAAAAGGCAATACCCTTGTCTTGTTTAGTCGTGTTGAATCACATGGAGCAATTCTTTTTGATAAGATAAATAGCAGCAAGGGTGAGAACCGTAAAGTATTTTTTATACACGGTGGCGTTGATACTGAAGAGAGGGAGTTGGTAAGAGAGATAACAGAAAAAGAAAATAATGCAATCATCGTTGCCTCTTATGGAACTTTTTCTACTGGTATTAACATTAAGAACCTCCATAATGTGATCTTTGCTTCACCCAGTAAATCGAGAGTTAGAAATCTACAATCAATTGGAAGAGTACTTAGGAAAGGAAAAAATAAAACTAAAGCAATACTCTACGACATCTCTGATGATTGTACTTACAATTCAAGGAAAAACTACACACTAAACCATCTCATAGAAAGAATTAAAATTTATAATGAAGAGAACTTTAATTATGAGATAATCACTATTCAATTAAAGAGTTAATATGGAAGAAGATTTTTATGCAACCCTAAAATTAAACACAGGTGAAGAAATATTCGCCAAAGTAGCAGCATCCGAAGAGGAAGATAGAACTTACATTGTATTGTCTTATCCTATTACGATATCAGAAATTAAAACTAAATCTGGTAAACAGTTTGGTTATAAAATGGAACCATGGTTAAAAACTACTACTGATGATATGTTTATTCTTAAATTAGATGATGTTATAACAATGAGTGAATCATCTGATATTGAAATAATATCTTTATATCAATCTTATGTAAGACAAACAAGCAAACTTTCGAGTAATTTATCTAAGACAAAAATGTCTAGAAAAATGGGATATATCTCTAATGTCAATGATGCTAAAGAAATTCTAGAAAAACTCTACGAGAATAGTTAAGCTTTAAAGGTAAGCTATAGCTGTCTTATCAACCTTAACAAAGATATCCTACTGATGATTTGAGTACTTGTCAAGTATTTAACTAAATGGTATAATTTATAGATAATATGAGATATTTTTATGATTCAATCAGGAATGGCAAAAAGAAAAAGATCGGAACATTACGTCAACAATAAAGAATTCCTTGCTGCTCTTATTGAACATCGATGCAATGTCGAAGTTTCTTATAGAAAGAAGTTTGGAAAGAATTTAGAAGAACAAGATAAGTCTGAAAGAGCAAAACGATGGGATACGAAACCTCCTATTCCACGCTACATTGGTGAGTGTTTTTTAAAGATTGCAAATCATCTATCATTTAAACCAAACTTTGTTAACTACATGTTCAAGGAGGACATGATCTCTGATGGAATCGAAAATTGCGTTCAGTACATACATAATTTTAATCCTGAGAAATCCCAAAATCCTTTTGCTTACTTTACGCAGATCATTCATTATGCATTTCTCAGACGTATTCAAAAAGAGAAAAAGCAATTAGAAATCAAAAACAAGATTATTGAACGATCTGGTTACAGTGAGGTGTTTGACGACAACAACACCCTTGACGGATCGAACTACTCCGAGTATAATCAAATCAAGGATAATGTCCATTCTAAACTGCGTGGATAATGAAAATTGCAATCATTACCGATCAACACTTTGGTGCTCGTAAAAACTCTAAGTTATTTCACGATTACTTTCTAAAGTTCTATAATGATGTGTTTTTCCCGACGCTGGAACAGTACGGGATAACCACAGTTGTAGATATGGGAGATACCTTTGACAGTCGTAAAGGCATTGACTTCTCTGCACTAGCATGGGCAAAGAATAATTACTACGATCGCCTACATGATCTTGGTATAAAAGTTCATACAATCGTTGGCAATCACACCACATATTACAAGAATACCAACGATGTTAACTCTGTAGACTTACTCCTACGGGAATATAAAAACGTTAATGTCTACTCAGAGGCAACTGAAGTAAAGTTAGGAAACTTAAAAACGTTGTTTATCCCATGGATTAATGCAGAAAATCAAGACAAGACTTTCAAACGTATTGAAAGTTCAATTTGCAAAGTCGCGATGGGGCACCTTGAACTCCAAGGATTTAGAGTTAATAAACAAATCGTCATGGAGCATGGTCATGATTGCGAGTTATATTCAAAGTACTCCAAGGTCTTCAGCGGTCACTATCACACTAGATCGGATAATGGACGGGTATACTATCTGGGAAATCCATACGAAATGTTCTGGTCAGATGTCGGTGATCGGAGAGGATTCACCATCTTTGATACAGAGACTCTGGAACACACTCACGTAGATAATCCTCATAGAATGTTCTATAACATCTATTATGAAGATACTTCTTATCAAACATTTGATACTAGAGAATATGAGAACAAAATTGTACGAATCATTGTTCGTAAAAAGACTGATCTTAAAAATTTTGAAAAGTTTGTAGATAAACTTTATGCCTCAAATGTTTCTGAACTCAAGATTGTTGAGAACTTTCAAATTCAAGAGAATGAAGAGTTTGAAGCATTTGAGTCAGAAGATACTCTTTCTATCTTGAATAGATATGTGGAAGAAGCAAAAATAGATCTTGATAAGTCTATTGTTCAAAACCTTATTTCTGAAGTCTATCAAGAAGCTTGCGAAATGGTATAATGTTTATTTTAACAATTGACGGCAGAGAAGATGATGGTGCTTATAGTGTTATAGATGATGAAGGAAATCAAACACTATACATCTTTGAAGAAGAAGATGATGCCGTTAGATTTGCTATGATGCTAGAAGAGGAAGAATATCCTGAAATGCATGTAATGGAAGTTGATAAAGAGATAGTTGTATCTATCTGTGAAGTCCACGATCATAATTATGCTATAATAACAAAAGATGACCTTGTGATTCCCCCTGAAGTAAATGATATTATTTGAAAAAATCCGTTGGAAAAACTTTCTTTCTACCGGAAATCAATTTACAGAAGTTGAACTGAATAAAGAATCTACAACTCTTATCATTGGCAATAATGGTGCAGGTAAGTCAACGATCTTAGATGCGTTAACTTTTGTATTGTTTGGAAAATCTTTTCGTAAGATTAATAAACCACAACTCATTAACTCTACGAATGAAAAGGATTGTCTTGTAGAGATTGAGTTTACTATTGGTTCTACTAACTGGATGATTCGTAGAGGAATCAAGCCAAGTTTATTTGAAATTTATAGAAATGATACTTTGTTAGACCAGAATGCTTCGGCAGTAGAGCAACAGAAGTTTCTGGAACAGGTTATTCTTAAGATGAACTATAAGTCTTTTACTCAGATTGTCATCTTGGGTAGCAGTAACTTTGTTCCATTTATGCAACTGGCGACATCAAGTCGCAGAGAAGTTATTGAAGACTTGTTGGATATTAAGATTTTTTCTTCAATGAATAATATTCTGAAAGAAAAGATTCGGGGTATCAAGGATAATATTCGCACCTTAGAACTCAAGAAAGAATCTGTTAGTGATAAAGTTCAGATGCAGGAGAACTTTATTGAAGAACTTGAGAACCGTGGAAAGAAAAATATTGAGGATAAAGAATTTAAGATTGGCAAACTCCTTGTAGAAGAAAATAATTGGATGGGAGTCAACGAAGAAAAAAATAGAAAACTATTTGAACTCCAAGGAAAACTTGAAAGTTATAGTGGTGCTACGGAAAAACTTCGTAAATTTGGTAATCTAAAGGGAAAGATTTCTAACAAAGTATCAACTATTACTAAGGAACATAAATTTTTCTCACAGAATACGGTTTGTCCTACCTGTACTCAGGATATAGAAGAATCGTTTCGGTTAAATAAAATTGAAGACGCTCAAAATAAAGCAAAAGAGTTGCAATCTGGATATAAAGATCTGGAGGAGGCAATTAAAAATGAGGAAGAACGAGAGCGTCAATTTACTGTTCTATCAAAGGAGATCACTTCCCTAACACATGGCATTTCTCAAAACAATACTAAGATCGCTGGATGTCAACGACAAGTCAGAGATCTGGAATCGGAAATTCAAAAAGTTACCGAACAACTTGCAAATAGAACTGCTGAGAATGAAAAGTTAGATATCTTCAAAGAAAACTTAAAACAAGTATATGATGACTTGTCTGGGGAAAAAAATCTGATTCAATATCATGACTTTTCATACTCTTTGTTAAAGGACAGTGGAGTAAAATCCAAAATCATCAAAAAATATTTACCTCTGATTAACCAACAGGTTAATAGATATCTTCAGATGATGGATTTCTATATTAACTTTACGTTAGATGAAGAGTTCAACGAAACGATTCAATCCCCTATTCATGAAGACTTTTCTTATTCTTCTTTCAGTGAAGGTGAAAAACAACGTATTGACCTAGCACTTCTCTTCACTTGGAGGGAAGTTGCAAAATTAAAAAATTCAACTAATACAAACCTCCTTATTCTTGATGAGATTTTTGATTCTTCCCTTGATGGATTTGGAACAGAAGAGTTTCTTAAAATCATCAGGTATGTGATTAAAAACGCAAATGTTTTTGTCATCTCTCATAAGAGTGGAATGGAAGACAAATTTGAAAATGTTGTGAAGTTTGAAAAAACAAAAGGTTTTAGTGGAATTGTAAAATGAAAGTATTGATCACAGGACATAAAGGTTTTATTGGTAGTAATGTTTATTTGGACTGGCAAGAAGAACTTGGAAATGTAAACGTTGATGGTATTGATAGACCTGATGATGTGAGTAGTTTTTCTGGAGGTGACTATGATCTTGTAGTTCATCTTGCAGCATATGCAAACATTAGAGACAGTCTTGAAAATCCCCAACTGTTTTATGAGAACAATGTAGTCAAAGCAAAACCACTCTTTGACTGGTGTCAAGAAACAAATACTAGACTCCTTTATGCGTCTTCTAGTGCAGTAGAAGAAGACTACTGGGAAAATCCATATGCGATGACAAAATGGGTAAATGAAATGATGGCACCAAAGAATTCAGTGGGAATGCGTTTCACAACAGTTTATGGTCCTGATAGTAGGAAGGACATGATGTATCGTATGCTTCAGGATAAAACTGCTAAGTATGTCACGAATCATAAGCGAGACTGGATTCATGTGAAGGATGTATGTCGTGCTATTCGGTATCTTGCAAGTAGTGACATTACTGGTCCTGTATCTGTTGGAACTGGAAACTCTGTTTCTGTAAAAGATCTAGCAGAAAAGATGGGTATGGGTCACCTACCAGTAAAGGAAGTGACACCAGGAGAACGTCAAGACAATGCTGCCGATGTTACACTTCTGAAAAGTACTGGATGGTTTCCAAGCATTAATGTTCTTGATACAGTTTAGAGAAGTAAATTTATAAATACTTAAAAAGTTTACTTAAAATGGATTATAAAGATTTGCGTAGTATTCAAGAATCATACAATGCAATGTATTCTGAAGAAGTAGTTGAAGAAGGTTTGGCAGGTATGGTTGATAAGGCAACCAAAGCAGGTCAAGCTGGTTTGGAAAAAATGGGTGTAAAAATCAACCGCACTCCTAGACCAACTGCTAGACCAAGTGTCAGAACACAAGACACTATGCGTCAAAATCAGTCTAGTATGGAAGAAGTCGATGTCTTTGATATCGTCAAGGGTCATCTGATTGATGAGGGTGCAACCGAATCTGAAGCACTCAAAACAATGTTTTCAATGACTGAAGAAGAAATTAATGCAGTCATTGAAGCATATACCGTAACTAATGCAGACAAAAAAGGTAACACCCCTGCATATCAAAACTATATGAAAGGTATGAAAGGTAAAGATGGTAAACCCGTGTATCAGGCAGCACCCCACCTGAAGGGAGTCTGAACCACTTTTATAAGTGTCTACAGGGAGGTCTTCGGACCTCCTTTTTTTGTATAATAGATTCATACGCAACCAAGCAATGGCAGTTTCGCACGAAATCAAATCTCAACTTGCCAAACTGTTGGCAACTGAAGATCTAATTGTGGAGCATCGTCAGGTTGAAACTGCACAGTTCAACGTTCAGACTCGCGTTTTGACCCTTCCCCAGTGGGAAAAAGCAAGTAACTTTGTTTATGATATGCTTGTCGGACACGAAGTGGGTCACGCTCTCTTTACTCCAGACCAGGATCCACCCAAAGGTATTCCTCATACCTATATCAATATTGTTGAGGATGCTCGTATTGAGAAACTGATGAAGCGTAAATATCTGGGTCTTGGTAAAACCTTTTATCGTGGATACAAAGAACTTTCTGACGAAGACTTCTTCGTTCTAAAGGATGAAGATGTTTCTAAAATGAGTCTGCCTGATCGTATCAATCTTCACTTCAAGATTGGTAACTATATTGATATTCCCATTTCTTCTGGTGAAGAACAGGGGTTGGTTGATATGATTGCTGCTTGTGAAACGTTTGAAGATGTGATTGCTGCTTCTGAAGCACTCTATAAGCACTGTAAAAAGGAAAAGGAACAAGAAAAAGTTGCTGACATTCAACAGCAACCTCAGCAAGATCAAGAAAGTTCTGGTGAAGAAACTAAAAAACAGATACCTCAAATTGAAAACCAAATCTCTGAAGATACTGGTGACAGCGATAGCGAAGAAAGAGAAAAGCAAGATACTCAGAACCTGAACACTCAGATTGGTGCTGGAGACACTTTTGATGGTGAAGTTCGCACTGTAGATACTCTCAATGACAAACTTAAAGAGTTGGTGTCTAAGAGTGGCATTGATAACACCTATGCAGAACTTCCTAAAGTAAATCTTGATACTATCATTGCTAATAATTCTGAGATTCATGATCACATTGATGAGTATTTCAATCTTCAAAGTGCCCGTTTCGATACTATCTTTGACAATGTTGATGCTGAATATAAGGAGTTCAAAAAGTCTGCTCAGAAAGAAGTCAATTATCTTGTGAAAGAGTTTGAATGTAAGAAAGCAGCGGACTCTTATGCTCGTGCTACTACATCAAGCACTGGAGTCTTGGATTGCTCTAAACTGCACACTTACAAGTACAATGAAGATCTATTCAGAAAAGTTACCACTCTGAGTGACGGTAAGAACCATGGTTTAATCTTTGTACTTGATTGGTCTGGTTCAATGACTAGTGTTCTTAAGAATACTTGTAAGCAACTTTACAACCTTATCTGGTTCTGCAAGAAAGTTTCCATTCCTTTTGAGGTTTATGCTTTCACTAATGAGTGGATTCGTCAGTATTATGATTATAAAGTTGAGAATTACGTTCAATCAAATGCTCAACCTCATTATGAAAAGAAAGAAGGACTTCTATGTGTGTCTGATCAGTTTTCAATGATGAATCTTCTTACTAGTAAAACTAACGGTAAGGAACTTGAGCGTCAGATGATTAATATCTGGAGGATTGCTAATTACTACTCTAGTTCTTGGGGTTCTTCTTATTCTATTGCAGAACGACTTTCTCTTTCTGGAACTCCTCTGAATGAAGCACTGGTTTCTCTTCATCAAATCATTCCTAAGTTTCAGAAGGAAAATAAACTACAGAAAGTTCAGTGTGTTGTTCTGACTGATGGTGAGGCAAATTCACTTCCACGTCACGTTGAAATCAAAATTGGTGATTCTAAACCTTATATTGGTGCTCAACGTTTGAACGGTGGTATTAGCTTTATCCGTGATCGTAAGTTGGGAACTACTTATGCTGTTGGATATAATTTCTTTAAGTTCTCGGAAATTCTTCTGAACAATCTTAAGGATAATTTTCCACAAGTGAACTTTATTGGTATTCGTGTCGTTTCCTCTCGCGATGCAAGTGGTTTTATAAAAATGTATTGTGATCTTGGTTCTAAAGAACACACTGCTATTCAAACTGAGTGGAAGAAGACTAAAAGTTTTTGCATCAAAAACTCTGGATATGATGCATATTTTGGTATCTCTGCATCTGCACTTTCTCAAGAGACTGAATTTGAAGTTGATGAAGGTGCAACAAAAGCAAAGATTAAATCTGCTTTTGTCAAGTCTTTGAAGACTAAGAAACTAAATAAGAAAGTTCTTGGTGAATTTATTTCTCTGGTGGCATGAACTGGAAAGAAATCGCACTTCAAAGTGAAACTAACCCTAAGATCCGTAAGGTTCTTTTAGAGGGTCCTAAGAAATTAACAGATGCATGGTTGCTAGCTGCAATGAAATTTAAGTATGGTCGGTTTGAAAAGTGACCCATGATTATTTGAGATCCCTCTTTTTTACCCTATAATAA